GTGGTAGAGTTGTAGCTATAACTTCTGGAGAAGTAGGCTATGTATTTAGACAAAATCAAATAGTTCGTATGGACTATGTTGGTGGAGCAACAGTATTTAGACTGTCAGTTATATCTCCAAACAGAGGAGCAGTATACGGAAAAACAGTATGTCAAGATAATAGACGTGTATTCTTTTATGCTGATGACGGATTCTATGAAATACAAGGTGATAATGTAGTAGGTATTGGAGTAGAAAAAGTTAACAGATTTTTTGATGCTGATTTAAATAAAGCATATTCTGATAGAATAGTAGCAGCAACAGATCCTTTTAATACATTAGCTATGTGGTTGTACCCATCAGTTAATAATACTTCTAATACAACAGGTACTTGTGATAGAATAATTATATATAACTATGCTACACAAAAATGGTCTTTAGCTAAAACAAATGCTAGTCAAATATTTTCACAATTTGTAGGAGCTTATACAGTAGAATTAATGGATATTATATCTCAAAACCTTGAAGATATTAACGCTGCTTTAGATACAGATTATTGGGATGGTGGACAAATGTTTTTAGGTGCAATAGATAACGAATTTAAAGCTGCAATCTTTTCAGGAAACTCAAATGAGTGTGAAATAGAAACAGCAGAGATAGAAGGTTTTAAAGGAGCCAGAACTAACATTCAAGGAGTTAGACCAATAGTAGATGCAGAAGCAACAGTTACTGTAAAAACTAGAGAAAGATTAGCAGATACAGAAACAGAATCTAGTTCATCTTCTATGTTAACAAGTGGTATTAACCCAGTTAGACAATCAGGTAGATACATAAGAGCTAATGTAAAAATAGCTTCAGGAACTACATTTAATCATGCACAAGGAATAGATCTTGTTGCATCAAAAGCAGGATATAGATAATGAGTGATTCAACAGACATAGATAATGTTAGATATTCTATGGAGACACAAGAATTTTTTCAAAGACAAATTGAAGAAGCAATTAATACATTAGTTAACAAAAACAATACTGAAAGCAATAAAGCTTACAGTTGGTTTATGGAATAGGGAGATTTATGGCAGGAACATTTTTAGGTAAATACGACACAACAGCAGCAAACAATACAGCTACAGGAACTGATTCAGTTTCAGTTGCTGAAGGAATGCTACCATCAAATATTAATAATGCTTTTAGAAGTGTTATGGCTGATATTAGACAGCATTATAATGATGCTGAATGGATTGAATATGGAGATGGAGCAGGTGCATATACACCTACTTACGTATCAGGAACAAGTTTTACAATTGATGGAGTAAACGTAGCAGCTATTTATCATGTTGGACGTAGAGTTAAAGTTACTGCAAGTACACCAGGAACTATTTATGGATCAATTACAGCAGTAGCATTTTCTACAAATACAACAGTTACAGTATCTTGGGACTCAGGATCTTTATCTAGTGAAGCTATTACTAGCGTATTCATTGGAGCTCTAGCTAACACAAATAAATCTATTCCTATAGCAAGTATTGCAACAGCTAATATAATTGATGATGCAATCACTACTGCAAAAATTAATGCTGATGCAATTACTGGAGCTCAAATTGCTGATAATGCAATAGACTCAGAACATTACACAAATGGTAGTATAGATACTGCACACATTGCTGCTGACCAAATAGTTGCTTCTCTAATTGCTGATAACGCTATTGATAGCGAACATTATACAGATGGTAGTATTGACAATGCTCATATAGCAGATGATGCTATTGATAGTGAACATTACGCTGCAGGTTCAATAGACACAGCTCATATTGCAGACGCACAAATTACAGTTGCCAAGATGGCAATAAATTCTATTGACTCAGATCAATATGTTGATGCTAGTATAGACAACGCTCATTTAGCAGCAGATTCAGTTACAGCAGATAAAATTGCAGACGCAGTTATTGTAACTAATGCTGAACAATCTGGACATACACCAGGTGATACTACATTTTTTACAACATCAGCTTCTGATGGAAGATACTTTAGACAAGATAGTTCTGAAACAATAGAATCAGGAGATACTTGGTCTGGTTCAGATGCTTATGTAGCAACAACTGCTGCTATTGATGCTAGAATTGTAGATTTAGTAGATGATGTTGGTGGTTTTGTAGCTATTGCTAATGAAACAAGTTTTCCAAATACTAATCCAGATGTAAATGATGGTGCTGGTACTATTATTTCTATTAAAGAAATAGCAAGTACAAGAACTCCAAGTACAGGAACTGTAACAATATCTGGTGGAACTCTTGGTGCATCTACAGTAACAATTACAGGGTGTGGTTCTACAGTTTTAACTGCTGGTTATGGTGTATTAGTTGAAACAAGCACAACATTAAATACTTATACTTTTCATAGATTAACACCAAAGGCAACTGAAGTTACAACTGTAGCTTCTATTTCAGGTGATATTACAACTGTAGCTGCTAATGATGCTAATATTACAAGTGTAGCAGACGATATAGATACAATCACAACTAATATAAGTAATATAACTGTTGTTGGTCAAGATTTAAGTAATAACTTTACTCACATTATAGATAATGGTGCAATTACAGATTCAGTAACAAGCACAGCAGGTTCATCAGTAATTGATTTAGTAGCTGATGATATAACTAGTGTTACTACTGTTGCTGGACAAATTTCTCCAACTAATAATATTTCGGCAGTTGCTGGAATTTCAGCAGACATAACTGCAGTTGCAGGTATATCAGCTAACGTAACTTCTGTTGCAGGAGATGCTACAGACATAGGAACTGTCGCAACAGATTTAGCAGGTTCAAATAATATAGGTACAGTTGTAACAAACATTGATAATGTAAATTTAGTAGGTGGTTCAATTGCCAATGTTAATGAAGTTGGAAATAATATTGGAACTGTAAATGAGTTTGGTGAAAGATATAGAGTTGCTTCAACAGATCCTACAACAAGTTTAGATGAAGGTGATTTAGTTTATAATAGTACAGCTAATGCTTTAAAATATTATAATGGAAGTGCTTGGATAACTGTAGTTGCTGGTTCACTTAAAGACATTGTTCAAGATGGCACACCTCAATTAGGTGGAAACCTAGATACTCAAACTTTTACTGTAGATGGCAGAGACGTTAGTACAGATGGTACTAAACTAGATACAATAGCAACAAGTGCTACTGCTAATCCAAATGCTATTGACAATGTAGTAGAAGATACAACACCTCAATTAGGTGGTGAATTAGATGGTCAAGATAACAATTTAACTAATATAGGAACAATTAGTGGAACAAATCTTCAATTAGATTTTGGTGGACTATAATATATAAATATGTATAACAATTTAGAATTAAGGAGTATAATATAACATGGCAAAAAGATTACAACTTAGAGGTGGAACAACATCTCAACATTCAACATTTACAGGTGCGTTAAGAGAAGTAACTGTTGATACTGATAAAGATACTTTAGTGGTACATGATGGTGCTACAGCAGGTGGTATTCCTCTTGCTACATCAACTAATTTAACAACTCTTTCAGCAACAAATTTAACAAGTGGTACAGTACCAGATGCAAGATTAAGTTCTTCGGTAGCTACACTTACTGGAACACAAACGCTTACAAACAAAACTTTAACTTCACCTAAAATAAATGAAGATGTAGCTGTAACTTCTACTGCAACAGAACTAAATTTATTAGATGGTGTTAGTGGATTAGTTCAAGCTGACTTTACTAAATTAGCAGCTGTTACTTCTACTGCTGATGAACTTAATTTACTTGATGGAGTATCTGGATTAGTACAAGCAGATTTTACTAAACTTGCTGCTGTAGATTCAACTGCTGCAGAATTAAATTATTCTGATCTTGCAACACTAGGTACTACTGCTGCTTCAAAAGTATTATCAGCAGATGCTAACAATCTAACAAAAGTATCTGGTGCTGTAGCAAATGTAGAAGATACATTAACAGATGATACTACTATAACTTGGGACGTAATTGATTCTCCAGTTGCAAAAGTTACGTTAGCTGGAAACAGAACTTTATCTGCACCAAGTGGAACTACACCTATTTCTGGTCAATTTGTTTCATTACTTATTATTCAAGATGGAACTGGTAGCAGAACTATTACTTGGAACGCAGCATACGAATTTACAGAAGATACTGCACCAGATTTAACAGAAACAGCATCTAAAGGCGATTTATTTACGTTTCGTTATAATGGAAGTAAATGGCTAGAGATTGGTAGAAATTTAGAATTAACTTTATCATAGGAATATTATGTACGCATTAGTAACAGACGGAACAATCACAAAATACTTTAATAATATAGAAGGATTTACTATTGGAGATTTACAATATCCTAAAGACATATTTACTAAATGGTCTGTTGAAGAAAAAAAGGAAATAGGTATTTACGAAATAGTATTTGATAAAAGTAATTTTAAAAATGAAAATTATTATATTAATACTGTTCCAACTTTTGCTTTTGCTAATGATACAGTTACAGCTTCATATGGAACTGCTACTCCAAAATCTTATACAGAATTAAAAACACAATTTATTAAAGATTTAAAAATAAATGTTGCAAATGAATTATCTAAAACTGATTGGTATATTACAAGAAAAACAGAAAAAACAACTGCTATACCTAGTGCTATTACAAATCACAGAGATGCAGTTAGAACTATACAAGCAAGTATGGAAACTTTAATTACAAATGCAGCAAACACACCAGCATTAGAAACTCTTTACACTTATGTTAATACCTCTGCAGAAGGTGATCCTGTAATAATGGAAAGACCATTAGGGGTACTACCAACATTGGAAATTTAATGTTTTCTATTATACCAGCAAATTCGGCACAAGGAGTTTCACCAACACAAAAAGCAATATTTGGTTATGGAAATACTGGAAGTATAGTTTCAATAACTAACTTAGTAAATAGTTCTGGTGTTGTAGCAACAGACGTAACTGGTGTAGGTACAGCAAGATCATTGATTGGAGCAACATCTTATGGAACAGATAAAGCAATCTTTGCTTATGGTTATAATGGAGGATACCTTTCAATGAGTAATTTAGTATCAAACTCTGGAGTTGTAGCAACAGATGTAACTGGAGTTGGTACTGCTAGGAGAGGATTAGGTGCTGCTGCATATGGTGGCGACAAAGCTATTTTTGCTTATGGTACTACTGGAAGTAGAGTTTCATTATCAAATCTAGTTAATAATTTAGGTGTTATTGGAAGTGATGTAACTGGTGTAGGTACTGCTAGAGCTGATATAGCAGCTTCTGGATATGGAGGAGATAAGGCTATTATGGGTTATGCTATTAATGCTAGTGGAGTATCTTCTATAACCAATTTAATTTCTAATTCTGGTGTTGTGGCAAGTGATGTAACTGGAGTTGGTACAGCAAGATATAATGCAGAAGGTGCAACATATGGTACAGACAAAGCAATATTTGCATATGGATATGCTGGTTCTAATGTTTCAATGAGTAATCTAGTTAGCAATCTTGGTGTAGTTGCTACTGATACTACTGGAGTAGGTACAGCTAGGAGATCTATAGCTGCAAATGGGTATGGTGGTGATAAATCTATATTTGGTTATGGTTATGTTTCAGGTGCAGTAAGCATGACTAATCTAGTTTCAAATAGTGGTGTAATAGCAACTGATGTTACAGGAGTTGGTACTGGTAGATATTTATTAGCAGCTTGTGGGTATTCAATAAGTGCATAAAATTAATAACAACAACATAGAAAGAAGATAAAAACATGGCATCAAAACTAAATACAGAGTTTAATTATAGATACCAAGTAATAGGAGATACACCTTGGGAAAAGATAAAAACTTTACAAGGATTTCTTGAAGGTAGAATTAGAGCAGCAGCACTTGAAGAAGTAGGTGATTTAAAAGATCAAGCTAAAGTTGCTAAACTAAAACACCTAGAAGAAAATGGTGGACTACAACATGAAATATTAGAACTTAAAGCTGAAATACTAGAAGGCATAAGTCATCAACCAGCAGCTAAAGAATCATTTGAGTTGAATCAAAAAGAGATTAAAATACTAGAAAAGCTATTAGAAGAACTTTACGTCATTGCAGAACCTACAAGAATAGCTGGTTATAGTGATGAAGAAATGTTTGAAGCTAATGCTGCAAATGAATTTACTGTAAATATAGGTAGAGAAATACAAGCTGAAATGATTGCTAATGGTAGACCATCACCAGCTAAATTAAGAAATGCTATGAGTAATCCTTATACTTGGAACGCATTAAAAGGAATTGGTTTAATACCTAAAGAAACAAAAATATTAGAAGGCAATATTAACCCAAGAGACAAGATAAAATTAATAGGAGTAGAAGATGAGGTTATATAAATTTACAACATCAACTGGTGTACCAGCTACTGCGAGATAATTATGCCTAGAAAATCTAACTCCAACTTGGAAGATCACAATGGAATTAGATTAACCTTTTGTTTCATCAACTGGTGTACCAGCTTGTGCAAGATAATTAATTGAAAAAAATAATAAAAGAATTATAAATAAAACATGGCTAACGTATATAAAAACGCAGGGTTTGCAATAAGCACAACAGATCTTACAACTATTTATACAGTACCTGCTGGAAGAACAGCAATTGTTAAGAATATACAAATTAGTAATGAACATGCTTCAAACAATCTTGTAGAAGTTTCTGTAACTGATAGTTCAGCTTCAGCTACTTTTGAAGTATATCATAAAGATTTATCTTCTGGAGAAACAGTTAATGCTGCATTATCTCCTATTGTTTTAGAGTCAACAGATATACTTAAAATACAAGTAGAAACAGTAGATACCATTGAAGGTATGGTTAGTTACTTAGAAATATTTGACGAAAAAAGTACATAATGAATTTGGTGCAAGTACCAACAAAACACATTGAAGAAGTCTGGCATATAGTAGTTAAAGATATAGCAGACGCATTAGCAAGATCTAATGGATATGCTTTGGCAGACCACATTAAGAAATGGATCCTAGAAGAAAAAATGCAGTTATGGATTTTATGGGATCAAGATAGTAAAGAAAAGTATTTTGGTACAGTAGTAACAGAAGTAATAACAAGACCATTACAGCGATGTCTTAATATTAGAATTATGACTGGTAAGCATCGTGAAAAATGGCAACATTTAATAAAACATATTGAAGAATTTGCATGGCAAAACAAGTGTGATTTATTAGAGTTAGTTGCAAGACCAGGTTGGAAGAAAATTTTAAAACCATTTGGTTATAAAGAAAGTCATATATTATTAGAAAAGAAAAAGGAGAACTAAATATGTCATCAGGAGGAAATGATGGAAATACTACAAGCACAGTAGTACAACCATATGCACCAGCAGAACCAGGACTGAATCAGATTTTATCTGAAGCTGGTACTATATATGGACAAGGCCCAGAAGCAGCAGGATATGTTGCACCGTCACAACAAACTTTACAAGGTTTGGGTGCACAGGAAACTATTGCAGGTGCTGCAAATCAACAAATATTAAATACTATACAAGGTCAGTATAGCAATCCATTCTTATCTCCAATGATTGCTCAAGCTGGTCAAGACGTATATTCTAGTGTTGCAGGACAATTTAGTGGAGCAGGTAGAACACCTGGATCTCCTTTAATGCAAAGCCAAGTAGTTGGACAAGTTGCAGACAAAATGGCACCTTACGCATTTCAAGCATATAATGCTGAAAGACAAAGACAATTAGGAACAGCTCAACAAGTACCTAGCTTAACAGCAGTAGGTGGAGCTTTAGAAGATATACAAAGACAACAAAACATGGCACCTCAACAATCATTAGCTCAGTACTATAATACTGTAGCACCAATTGCTTTTGGATTGCCAACACAACAAAACACACAACCAGCACCTAATTCTTTAGGTATGGCTGCAGGTGGAGCTATGAGTGGAGCTGCTATGGGTAATATGTTTGCCCCTGGTGGATCTGGAGCTATGATGGGTGCAGCAGTAGGTGGACTTGGTGGATTATTAGGAGGACTATTATAATGAAAATACAAGAACATATACCACATTTTGTAAAAGAACATAAAAAAGCAATAGCAGTTGCTGTTGTTATTTTAATCATTGCAATAATTATATAAGGAAAAACTATGTCAGGTGGTGGTGGAGGATCAGGAAATGATAGTGGAGGAGGTTCTGGAGTTGGAAGACAAGATGCTGAATCACAATACGGTGCAGACTCTCAAGGATCTTATGATTCTTCACAAAATCAATCTGGTAGAAACGAAAATACAAGTGGTGATGGTGGTGGAAGTAGTTATTCTAATGTAAATACAACACCTAATAGCAATGATAATACAGTAGATCCTGGTTTTCAAAGAGCATTAAAAGAACAAGCACAAAAACAAGCTGATCCTGTATATGGAGATCCTGATCCAGAAGTAGATGTTGATCCAAGAGACAGAGATAGTATTACAAGTTTTAAAGATAATTACATAGCTAATGTAAAATCAAATCCAATGTATCTTGGTATAGGTGGTTTGCTACATACAGCTTATCAAACTGATAAAGCTAAAAGTATGCTTTCAGGTGTACCAGGTTATGAATTTTTAGATTATAGTGATGGAAATAATAATGTTCCAACAATTGCTCAAGGTAAAGGAGAATTACTTGCTGCATCACCTTATATAGTAAGTGGAACTACACCAGTTGAATCAGAAGCATCTAAATGGTATAACAGTATAGGAAATAATACTAAAGAATTTAATTTTGCTAGTGCTTATTCAACTGCTAAAGAAAAAGTTTCAAAAACATTAAATGACAAAGGACCAATAGGAATGTTAGCTGTAAGTGACAGTCCATATTACGATTGGTTAAAAACAAATAAATTAGATAAAGGAATATTATAATGGGACTATTAGACATATGGAGTGATTGGAAAAGAGATAACCAAGGTACAGTCCAAGATGATTTTTCAGGAATGAATAGTGATGCAATGTCACCAAATTTAAATACAGCAGGTGGAATAGATAATCCTTCTTACAGAAGAAAAGAATCTCCATTAATTAAAAACCCTATATTTCCAGAAAAATATGTACCACCAGGACAAGGTAAAATTGTAATTAATCCAGACGGAACTAATAAAGTTCTGCCTAATGAAATACAAATGTTTAAACCTGAGAATCAACCACAAGGTACTCCTGTAGATAAAGCTACAGATCCTATTACTCAAGGTGGAACAGGTGTTAAACTTGCTGAAGATCAAGGATTTTTATCTAAGCTATCTGGTATGGCAGGTGTAGATATGAAACAAGCATCAGCTAATTGGAAAGACAAAGGTGGATTTGAAGGACTTATGTCTAACCCAGCATTCTCTTTAGGATTAGCATTAATGCAATCATCAGCTAATGGTAAAACTATTAACCAAGGTATTCTAAATAATTTTGTTAAAGCAGGTGGTATTTCTGCAGAATACAAAGACAGAATTGAAGCAAGAAAACAAGAACCTATTCAAGCAACAGCTGGAGATATATCTGAAACTAAAGATTTATTAAAAGCAATAAATATTGAAGAAGGTAACTGGTTTGAAAATATAATAAGTAAAGCTAAAGGTGGAAAACCAGGACTAGAATGGGATTCAGCAGTAGAAGAAATTTCTTTAAAGTATCAAATGCAAATTAGAGATGAACAAGAAAAACTTAAAAAAGCTGGTAAATCTCAAGTTATTAGAAAAACTGATAAAATTAGAATTATGAGAAAGTTAATTAAAGAAGGTAAAATTAAAGAAAGTGGTGGAATACCTTTTCTTACATCTTCTACACTTAGTATGCCTATACCAAAAGCTGAAGGTGGCCCAATACAAGAAGGTAAATCTTATCTTGTTGGAGAAAAAGGGCCTGAGATTATTATACCAAGCTCAGATGGTAATGTTTTAACTAATGATGATTCACAAATATTTAATATGCTATTAGCATCTAACCCACAACTACAGAAAGTATCTAAACAAAGAGCTGAAAGAATTCTTAAGTCTAGATTCCCTGAATATTTTGAAGGATAAACTATGAAGAAATTTGTAATTAAAAAGATTATAACTGGTGTAAGTAAAAAGTTTAAAGGAGTTCAAAAACTTCCTGCACAAAAACCACCTACTAGGTTTACATCTATTATGAGTGAAGCTACAATCAAAGCTAACCAAAGAAAGGTTTTAGGTGACGTTCCTGAGTTTATGGGATTATCATCAAGAGCTACTGGTAGTTTAGCTGCTGAAAGTTTAGCACTTAAAACATCAAACAAAAAATTCTTTAGTACTTTAAAAACAGGATTAAAAAGATCTAGAGCAAGAACAGCTACTGGTATTAAAACTGCTAGACTAAATAAACCTGTATCTAAACCTGCAGTATTTAAAGCTAAATCTAAAGGTGCTATGAAAGCATATACAGAAGCAAATTTAAAATCAGAAAAAGTATTTACTAGCACTATGGATAAGTTTACAGGTAGAAGTAAGTTAAGTCCATTTGTAATGAAAACAGCCCCAGCTAAAAGAGGTCTTAGAGAAGGTACTAAATTAAAACGAGAAGGACAAAGAATTATAGAACAAAACAAAAGATTAAAAAGAGAATGGGGATTCTAGTGTGGCTAATGATTTTAATCTTGAGGAATTTAAATTAAAAGACCCTGTGAGTAATATCAATGATGGACTTAAAGAGCCTGTCAAAGATAGTACTCCAGGGTTTTTTTCGTCTTTAAGAAATCCAATGGATCTTATGTTGGAAGAATCTATGCCAGCATCTCTATATCAATGGGCTACTGGAAACACTAAAAAAAAACAAGCTCAAGAAGCATTAGATTATATAAATAATAATCCACAACAACAAGGTTCTAAAATCTATAAAGAAGCTGAACGTAAGTTAAATCGTTTTGGTTACTTGTTAGAAGATGGGCCAATGGATATAGACCTAAAAGAAATAGGTAATCTTGTTAAACAATCACCAGGTTTATTTGGTGCAGAAATGGTTAACATGATAGTTGCAGATCCTTATTTATTATTTATGCCTTTAGGTTGGGGTAGATTAGGTAGAGGTGTAGTTAACTCTCTACGAATGAAGTACTCTAAGAATTTTCAAATTACTAAATCTGTATCAGAACTTGGTAAACTAAAAGCTGGTGCACAGATAAAAGAATTAGCAAGATTAAGAGAAGCAGCAAAGCTAGACATGGCAGTAGGTAGTATAGCTACATTAGGTGTTCCCTTTGTGTTTTCTACATCATATCAATTAGGTGAAAAAGGTGAGTTCTCAGGTAAGAGAACAGCTGCAGAAACAACTATTGGAGCAACAGCAGGAGCTTTGTTCTCAGTAGGTTTTGCAGGAATGGGAGCTATGGTTGGTAAAAATACTGGACTATCTCCTGAAAGAGTACAGAAACAAATGATTAGTACTCTTAACAAATATAAAAATTCAGCAGAAGCAGTTGAGTACACAGAGAATGGTACGTTTAGAGCTGTCGATGATATATTAAAAGATATAAGAAAAGAAGTAGGAGTCGTAATAGATGAAGCTGAGTTTGCAAGAATAGCTAATGAAGTAACATCATTTGCAAGACCTACAGTAGAGAGTGCTAAAGACATAGCAAAAAATACATTATTTAAAGCAGCATCTATTGGTGGTGTTGTAGGTACTGCACAATTTTTAACATCAGATGATGAAAAACTTATAGCAACAGCTAAAGGATTTGCAGGTGGTGTTGGTATTTATGCAGCAGCCAAAGCAGCAACAGCATACTTTGGAAGAAGTGGGGCAGCATTTAATAAAGCACAAACTGAAGTAGAGTCTGCATTAGATGCAGCATCTTACAGTACTATAAAGTATAACTCATATGCACAAGAGTTAGCTAACAAAATTAAAGATACATTACCAGATCAATTAGATTCTAGACGTAAAGTATTTTATTATCTTACTGGTGCTACAGTAGATGAGAACTTTAGATTTAATAAGAATGTTAAAGCCTTTGATAAAGGTTTATTATCTGATGCTGAACTTAAAGCAGCAAATGATATTTCTAAAATATTTAATGAGTTCTATGAGATCTTCAATAAGCAAGGTGCTGGTATAGTTAAATATAAGAAATCTAATTACTTACCTTTACTTTGGGAAGGATATAAAAGTAAAACAGGAGAACTGTTTAGCTTTACTAATAAGTTTGAAACAGCAATTACTGGTGATAATCCTAGTTTTAGATTTAATAGATCAAGAGTATTTGAAGATATTAACCAAGGTTTAAGAATAGGTTATAAGATTAGACCAGGAATGGATGATCCTGCAGAGTTAATGAGACTGTATTTGCAGTCAGCTGGTAAAGCATTAAGTACTCAGCAAGTATTAAACTTTTTAGAAACTAATTACATTGGTAGTGGTAAGAATATACTTACTAAACCTTTCCTTGCTAGAACAAGAAAACAAATAGCTTTTATAGATCCACAAGAAAGAATTAACTATAGTGAATTTAATCACCCATATTTTCAAGGTGAAAAAGGATTTACTCCATTAATACATAAAGGTATTGAACCTGCTGTAAGAATGGTATTTGATGCTACAAATGAACAACAGTTAATGTCTGCATTGTTTACTACTAACATGATGATGAAAAGACTAGCAGTAGGATTCTCATTCTTTCATGCTGGTGCATTAGTAGAAAGTCTTTGGTTTGCAGGAGCTAAAATGAAAACTATAGGTAAGTTTTTAAGTCCTAAAACTAAACCAGAAGTATTAAAACAATTACAGGATCCAGGATATTATCTTACAGATTATCCTCATGCTATTAAACAATTACAACAACAAGGTTTTAAAGACGTTGTAAGATTTGGTCAAGGTAGTGGTTTAAATATATCAATGCCTGAAGATATTGGTTATGATAGATTCTACCAAAACATTAGAGGTGTAGATACATTTCTTAAAAGACATTTTGGTATAAGTGCTAATGGAAATATTGAAAAAACATTTAAGTTCTTTGATAGAATTACTTGGGATAGAATATTTACTTCTGCTAAACTACATACGTTTCTTACATCTTTAAACAAAGGTACTAACGCTATTAAGCCTGGTGACACTCAGGCAGAAATATATAAGAAAGCTCGTAGAGCAGCACAGTTTACTAATGATGCATATGGTGGACAAAATTGGGCACAAGTTACTCAAAGAATAGAAAATAACTTTGTTAAAAAATTAGCTCAAACTACATTAAATCCAGGATCTAGAGGATATATGCAATTGCTTATGTTTGCTCCAGACTGGACAATATCTAATGTAAGAATTATAGCTAAGTCATTACCAGGTTTTGAAAGCGATCCTAAGACAAGAAGATTATATCAATATTATTTTGCTAGAGCTGCACTTACTTATGCAATAGCAGGATCTACTTTAAACCATATATTTTCAGGACATGGTATATTAGAGAACACAGATCCAACAAGAATTGATTTAGGAAATGGTGAAGTATTAACTTTTTCTAAACAACTAATGGAACCTTTTCATTGGATAACAGCACCACAGTCTACTGGTCTTAAAAAGATTGGTTCATTACCTAGAACAGTTATAGAAGTCTTAACTAATAAAGATTACTTAACTACTAAGTATAGTCCAAATATGACTAGACAAGATGATAGTGCTATTGAAAAAGGTTTAACAATTGGTGGTCATGTTGGTAAAAGGTTTTTACCTATTTGGTTACAACAAGCTTCAGCTTCAGTAGAAAAAGGTTTGCTTCAACAAGGTCTATCTTTAGACTTAGCTGCAGACACTTCTGTTGATTTTGTACTAGGGCAATTAGGTCACCCTAGATATAAAGGGCCTAGATATACACAATACAAAACGAAAGGGTTAGTAAGGTCTCCTTACGAAACATTATTTTAATGAGTAGAAATACAGAAAATAAAGAAGAACTTCTAAAAGTTCATAGTAGAATTGATCTTATTGATCAAAAACTGCACATCCTAGAAACCAATCATTTGGCTCACATTCAGAAAGATGTAGATAGAATTATATACATCATATCAGCTATTGCATTAGGTTTATTAGGACAGTTTTTATATCTTTTAACAAAAAACTTGTAACAAAAAGTTGTACCTTATTGACTAGATTTATTAGTTAAATAGTTGTAAAAGCTTTAATATGCTTCGCAAATCAATACTTGTTATAAGTGATCAACACGCACCATATCATCATATAGATACTCTTGACTTTTTAAAAGCTATTAAGTTAAAGTATAAACCTGACTGTGTAGTTAACATAGGTGATGAAATGGATTGGCACTCAATATCATTCCACGATTCACATCCTGGTTTATATTCACCAAGTCATGAGCTGGTAGTAGCTAGAAAATTTCTTCAAGATTTAGAAAAGTTATTTCCTAAGCAACATATTATGGACTCTAATCATGGTAGTTTAGTTTTTAGAAAAGCTACTAAATATGGGTTACCTCATGAAATCTTTAAGTCATATAATGATATGCTTGGAGTTGGTAAAGGTTGGACATGGCACGATGATTTGATTATCAAAGCATCTAATGGTCAAAATATTTACTTCTGTCATGGTAAGTTTAAAGACGTACTTAAAGTTGCACAACAATATGGAATGTGTACTGTCCAAGGACACTATCACACTTCATTCAAAATAGATTATTGGAGTAATCCAAATGAACTACTTTGGGGTATGCAAGTTGGATGTTTAATTAATATGAAAAGTTTAGCTTTTGAATATAATAAATTACAGAAGTCTAGACCAGTAATAGGAACAGGAGTTATCATTGATGGATTACCAATATTAATCCCAATGGTTTTAGATAAAAATGGTAGATGGAATAGAAAAATTACCTAGAGGAATTAGAAACAAAAACCCAGGCAATATAAAGCTTGGTACTGATTGGGATGGACTGGCAGATGAACAATCTGATCCAGTTTTTTGTGTATTTAAAGAGTCTGTTTGGGGCATTAGAGCTCTAGTTAGAATACTTTTGGTATACAGGTTTCATCATAAAAGATTTACAGTAGAGGACATCATTGAAAGATGGGCTCCACCAAGTGAGAATGACACAGATGCTTACATAGTATTTGTTTGCAAGAAACTTGGGGTAAATCCTCAAGACAAATTAGATAATAGTATAGAAGATTATTTACCATTAGTTAAAGCAATTATACAAATGGAAAATGGTATGCAGCCATACGATGATGAGCTGTTAGTAGAAGGTATGTATAAAGCATGGGACGGATTCCCAACAGGTTCTAACAAGGTATATTAATATGGAAGGTAGTCTCAGTGAATTACTGGTTTACTTTCTGGTTAGTGGTTGGCTTTATAGTACTAGTTCTATTTGGTGGGCCTAATCCAATAATATTTAGATAAGGGAGATTAAGATGTGGTTAAATTTATTATCCATGGGCATTAAGACTGGTGCACATTTATATAAGAACAAACAAAAAACAAAACAATTAATGTCAGATGCTCGTATGAGACACGCTGAGAAAATGAGTACTGGTGAAATTGAATATAAAGCGAAAATTATTGAGAGCAATGATCAAGGTTACAAGGATGAGTTTGTCCTTATTCTTATATCTATGCCTATCTGTTTATTGGCTTGGTCTATCTTTTCTGACGATCCAGAGATTCATACTAAATTAACATTATTTTTTGATTACTTTAATCAGCTACCATACTGGTATCAAGCTATCTTTATAGGTGTCGTAAGTGCTATCTATGGTTTAAAAGGTGCTGACATTATGCGTAAGCCAAAATGAAGAAGGTTGAAGGATATTGCATAGGGTGTAATAAAGAAATTATACACACTCAATCTTTTATTACTTTACCAAATAAAAAAATCTTATGTCCTAAATGTTACCAGAGCTCAGGAGCTCAGCTACCTTTTTGGGATAGAAACAACAAACCAACATTCAATAAATGAGAATATTAATAATACTATTTTGTTTAATTACTACGTATGCTTTAGGAGACTCTACACAAACAAATGTGAGTGGCTCAAATACAGCTATTGAAGGTGGATATACATCTTCTGCTACTACTAATTATGCAACAGGAAGTTCATCAAACTCTACTACAAATAGTACATCAAATTCTAATATAAAATCAGCACCACCAACTGCTAATTCACCATCATTTTCAGCTGGATCACAAGACGTTTGTGCAACTGGAATGAGTGCTGGAGTTCAGACATTTGGTTTTGGAGTATCTGGTGGTAAAACTAATAGAGATATGAACTGTGAAAGAATTAAGTTAGCTAAAGTTTTATATGACTTTGGAATGAAAGTTGGAAGTGTGGCTTTATTGTGTCAAGACGAGAGAGTCTTTGAAGCTATGATTAATGCTGGAACACCTTGTCCAATAGATGGCAAGATAGGTAAAGACGCTATGGATATTTGGATTAAATACGATTTTGAAAGACCAGATTATAAAACATATGTTAAACGTATGGAGAAAAGAGAAGTAATAGATAAGTCTATTCAAACAGAAGTATTAAAAACTATAGAAACTCAACCAATACATAATGAGTAGAAAAACTAATACAATGTTAATAGGTTTGTTAGGTACAATACTTATGGGATTAGCTACTTGGACACTTATAACATTAATAGAACTACAACTTTTAGTAACAATGATTCAACAAGATTTATTTAGTATTGATAAACAATTTGGGAGAGTCTACAGTTTTATAGATTCAGTTAGATAAATGAAACATTTAATATTATTTATATATCATTACTCAAGTAAGTTAAGTTCTTGGTCTTGGCAAAAATTATACAAAAATAGAAAAACAGGTTTAGGTTATAAAAAATGATTTGGCTATTAGCAATAGTAATAGGAGGATGTTATGCGATACACAGCGTTAATAAGTTTGCTGATTATATTAATCCATACAACTTCCATAAAAAGTGAAGTTATTACAACAAATAATTTACTTGATAAAAACTTTGATAATGGATCTTGGACAGGAACTGCCGATGGTAGGCATGGTTCTAATGTCATTGCTTCTGAGCATGATACTTATATCCAATCTGATGATATAAGTTTAAAGAATGATGCAAATTTAACAGAATTACAAATACAAAATGGTTATACAACTAATCATGAATTTGAATATTTGCATTGGAATACATATGATTCTAGTGTTAAATCTACAGTAACTATAACAGGAGCAAATGGTGAAACAACAACACAGATTAGGAATTATAATAGTAGTAGCTGTGGCAGTGTTAACTGTGGTGATTACGTCACTGGCAGTGATACTTATACTGTACTTTCAAGTTTACAAACCGACTATGATTTATCAGTTCGATATGATTTTACAGATTCATCAAATGCTACAGAGAATCATTATGGGGTCGATGTCAGGGAACCTTCCCTCACTGTAACATACGAGTCAGATCCTTTTGTTTTAAATGAAGATATTAGAGATGAGATAAAAAATGTGTTGGAAGAATTTAAACCAGAAAAAGAATTTATAGTTAAAGAAGAATTTAAGTTTGTAGAAATTAAAACTGAACCTAAACCAATGGAAGAAACAAAGGTTATAGAGCAATATAAAACTGAACCTAAAATAGAGAAAGTTTATAATGAAAAACCTAAAGAAGAAATTAAATTAGAAACTAAAGTTGCTGATAAAATTACTGAAGAATACAAAAAAGAAGTATCTACAGAAGTTACTGAACAGGTATCAGATAATGCTAAGAAAAAAGTAATAAAAGAAGATACAGATAAGAATGATTCTAAAAAGGTAGTTAAGAAAGATTCTAAAGAAGAAGTTAAAACTAAAGTAAGCTCTACAAAGACTAAGACAAGTAAACCAAAATTAGATGTAATAATGGCTAAAGTAGACGCACAAGTTAAAGACGCATCTAAAAATTTAAACATTAAAAACATTATTAAATTAGATGCTATGCAGAAAGATTCAGTATCATTAGTAGAGTATAACAATACAGAGTTCTATAAACCTAAAGATATATATTTAGACCAAATAGCTATATTTGATAATAGATCTATTTATAAAAACTTTGATTTAGTAAAATACAGAAACAACGATATTATAGGAATTAAGAATAGAACATTAGAAGAACTAAACATAAACAAACAAAGAATATTAATAGAACTTAAGGAACTTAAGAATGAATAAATTAAAAAGTAACATTGGTGTAATTATGGTAATACTAGGACTGATTGGTTCTACAGGTACATTTTACTCTAAGTTTGCTACAATGGAATTAAAGATAGAACAGTTGTCTAATGCTACTGCACCAGATTTAACTGGTATAGAAACTAATGGTTTTGCAGTATTAGATTTAGATAAAAATATCTCTATTCTAGAAAAAGAAATAGAATTGCTGAAAGTACAATTGCAAGAACTAAAAATAAACTCATCGAATCCATTATCTCAATAGTCTCTTTCTATTATCATTTCGATAAAGTGTATTGCTTTAAGTAAATCATCTTTACCACCTTTGTCCTGGTGCCTGATAATATATTTAATTGCACATCCTTCTGGGAATAGAAGTTTGTTTTCTACTACAAATTTGCTTGGTTGAATTTTATACTTTTGGTAGTGATCACCACCTATTTGTTTATTATAAGCTTTACTCATTGAATGTTAACCTAAACTTTCCTTTATGTTTATATTTTTTACGTGGTTTATTTAATACTAAATTTTGATCATCTCTTAAAGCATAGAGATCTAACTTCATAGCTTCAGTAAACTTACGAGTAGCTTGAGAAGCATCTATTTCTGCATAAGAACATATAGTTCTAAAGTCTATAGAATCACTGGTAAGCCATTGAATAGCTTCACGCTTATCTATAATATGATATTTATATACACCATCATACATAGCATCATGTATAGCTTGGTTTATAATAGCTCTAAACAATTTAATCTGATGGTTGCTCATTAACAATTTCGTATGTCATACGTTGCTCTACAGTTTCTGCTTGTTCCCAAGTTAAACTTTTAGAGTCTAAAGAGTTATGTATTTTAATAGCTTCTTCATCTGAGTCAGCTTTAATAATAACTTCTGCAAAAGCAGGAAGTATAACCCATCTCTTAAACTTATAAATCATATAGTATTTTTACGTCTACTAGCTTCTAATGTTCTAAATAGATCTATAATAAGACCTTCTTTATCACGTTTGTTTTCTAATGTAGATGCTGTAACTTCTGCATCAAACAATTCTTTAACAGCATTGTTATAAATATCAGACGCATAAAAAGATTGTTCTTTAGCAGATATACTTTTATCTTCTGAGTTACCTGTAATATGTAATGCTTTTTTTCTTTTTAATAATCTATCTAAATATTTTACATTAGCATTTGATTCAGCGTTACTCTCATCTGTGTCTGAAAGAAATGTTAGTGCATCTTCTAATCGTTTTTCAGTTATCATTTTTATCCTCTGTTGGTTTACAATATGTTAACATAACTTGGTACTCTTTGGTATCTATTTTATAAAATATTCCTACACCTTGAGAATCTTTGTAATATAAATTTTGTTCTACATATTCTTCACAAGTTTTGTAATCTATAAATTTTTCTTTAAGAACATATTTCATTGTTAATTTTGCAGGATCTATTTCAGTTGGAATAATTAACATCATTAATAATTCAATCATAAACTCCTTAATTTAAAAAGGCACTACCACAGTGAACAACCTTGATTCTGTAGTAATGCCTAGTTTTCTAACTCGAGGGAGATAAGAAATTGTTAAAATGGTACATCGTCTTTTAGTATCTCATCGACACTAGAAGCTTTTGCATCTAATACTTTTCTGACTAAATTATCTATTTGCTGAAACTCACTATCAGTTGGTACTTTGCCACCTGACATATAAGACGCAATAAGATTACTCATAGTCAATCTATACTTTTCGGAAAATTGGTCCAAAGTATTTCTTGTTGCATAAGAATTGTTTGCTGTATTAGCAGAGTATGTAGCGTTAACTACAGGAGCTGATCCTGAGCTATCTGATACTTCACTTAAGCATTCTATTCTAGATGCTGTTTGATATTGCTTACCAGTTTTACTTGTTCTAACTGGCTGTGCATCAATTTTTAGTCTTGCTCCCTTTGGCCATCTTGATGAGCCTAAAGCTTCACCATATACAGTCATGTCTGTACCATCATCTTTAGTAATGTACACAGTAACTTGACCATCATCTTTCTCAAATGCTTTTTTAAATGAGCATTCAAATGTTTCGTGTTCCATGTTCGTTCTCCTATTTATTTGTTTTATTATTTTTCCAAACTTTTGCATTGGTTCTTATAGCCTATTTAAAGGCTTCTTGCCAAACCTTTTTTGCATATATTCTAGATGGCTCATTATCTGATTTACCCCATCTAAAGTTATCCATAGTCAATGGAAACATTTTAACTATGTCCTCTTTTGTTTTAGCAATATCCAAGATATGTTCTATATGTTTCATAGCTTGTATAATGGTCTCTAAATGACCCTCTCTGCCCTCCATATCCACGCTGTAAACGTCCTTGTAAGAACAATACAGCAATGCTGTCGGTTTATTGAAAAGGTCTTTGTACAGAGCTTGTTGACGCAAATCAGCGTCTTTTGGGTACCATCTGCTATCAATAGCACCAGATTTAAGTCTTTTTATGTAAGCAGTAGCTTTAGTATCTATGATTACATCATCAAATTCGAAGTCAGTAACACCTTTGACATCAAATTTTAAACCATATTTTTCGCCAGGCGACACAATTTCTTTCTGATAAGAAATAATTTTACCGAACTGAGGAAGTTCTTTAACAAATTGATTTGCAATTATACCAGACCAAAGACATTCGTCATCTGACTCATCACCTTTTAGTTCTAGGTATTTGGTTTTTGCAATATCTATGATAACTTCTTCATCAGTGATTTGGTTTTGCAAAGCGTGTTCTGCTGCAGCTTCAGCAGTACTGCCCATTTTCATTCTGGCGTTAGCTTCAGAACTAAAATCATACAAGTTATTAATTATCCAATGAGGTGGAGAATCAATAAAACTATTAGTTTTAGAAGCACTATGTCTATACTCAATTTTCATGTTTATCCTATGGTTAGTTATGTTCAAAAGTATTGTAGTTTATCTTATAATGTATCTTTAGATATATTAAAAGGTAAAAGAATTGTTAGTAATAGTAACGAATATAAAATATATAATTTATGTATTTTACTTTCTTGGCTATTGCACCCTACACAAGTGTATGGGTGTAAGAGCATTATTGCACGTCTACATAATTGTAACAAAAACAGAGTTTATAGATTAAATAATTTGTACAATAAAAACGAAAAATTTAGATCTTTCGTTGATAAAGAATTAGAAAATTATAAAATAAATTATGCGTCAGATTGAGAAACCAGAGCTAATTTCTACTATCTTAGATAAGCGTCAAGTATGGTTAAACATACGTGAATCTCGTTTATTATATATGTATCATCGTAAACTTATATCTATAGAATTATACGAAGCTGGTTCTCGTTATCGTATTATGTGTGAACTCCAAGGTGGAGGAACTGGCAATGTTCTAAAAGAACGTATTGACAATTCTAACACAGACTTTATAACTTCATCTCTTGGTGCTGCATTAGCAGTCAAAGATGTTGATGATGAGTTAGGTAAAAGAGTTTCTAAAATTATGAAATTGTTTTGTCATTTTAATTATGGTATTATTGAGATAGCAAATATTTTAGGTTTAACAGAACGCAAAGCATCTAACCAAGTACATGAAGGGTTATCAGATTTAGCAATTTATTATGGCTACAAAAAAGTGCACAATACTATCAGAGGAAAAGGTACAAAGAATAAAAGATAAAGAATATCTTAAATGGGTAGCTTCTAATCCATGTATCTTATGTCAAGACACACAGTCTCAAGCACACCATATAACTTTTGCTATGCCTAGAGGTTTCTCACAGAAAGTTGGAGATCAATTTACTGTTCCTCTTTGCTATAAACATCATCATCAATTGCATACTAATGGTATGAGTGAAAAAGATTTTTGGATCAAATTAGATATAGATGCTGTTGATATATGCTCTAAATTCTATAGTCATTACCACGATATGTGGAAGAATAAGAACTTTTTTTATGATGATTCTATGCTTTGGCGTACAGTTTATGATGAACTTGTACCTAAGATACAGAATAACATTGATTTTTTACTGCAACCCAAATAATTAATATAAATATCCTCACTAGAAGTACGCACATATGAATAAATTATTAAAGTTTCCTAAGAAATCTAAAAAGAATTATTCTGAAACATTCTTGGATAATGTTAAACCAGAAGCTATTGGCGATTTTATTAAACGTCAAAATCCTGATATGTGTATTAGAGCTGCAGACGCAATGGCTCTAGCTATTATTTACAGTACATATCTTCAATTAGTCTTTGACGAAGAAGGTCACAATGTTCCAGATAACATTATGGACGCTTTAGACGAGAACGATAGATCAACTTTTATATGGGCTGCTAATGGCAAAGAAACTCTCCACTAAAAACAAAGTTTGTTTTACTTCTAAAGAATCTACAATCTTTCCTTACGACAAATATAGAGTGGAGTGGCTTGACTGTATAAGTGATTCAGGTTGGGCAGATAAAAAAGAATTTATTAATATGAAATTAGCTACACCTGTAAATGAAGGTTGGCTATTTTCTAAAGACAAAAATTACGTTAAGCTGTTTGCAGCATACATACCTGAAGATGATGGTACATATACTTATGGAGATCGTACTAATATTCCTACGTCTTGGGTTGTTAAGATAACTAAAATTTAATAAAACAGCCGTTATCTGGTGTTTAAACTCACCAGCCCTAACAGGTACGGAATCCGATTGAACTGTTTTAATTTAATTGGCTTTGTATATTATTTAATAAAACTTTATATTAAGCTGGTATAAATTTAATACGTTTACCACTTTTGTCGTAACCAATTAACAAGTCAGACAGTCTCCCATCTGGCTCTATCTAAAATAGGTAAAAGGTTGCGAACCTTTCTTTAGTATCAAAACCTAATCAGAATTCTTAAATACCTTTTGTAGTATACATATCATTAATATTATCAGAATCTTTTTGAGCTTCTGTTTTTAATGGGTCTGTATATACTTCTTCTACTTTAATTGTAGAGTGTTCTATTATACGTTTTCTAGTAGCTGTTATCTCAGCTTTAACATGGTCTTTAGCGTGTTCTAATACCTGAATTAACTTTGGAAAGTTAGTTGGGTATATACCATATATACTTAGATCGTTAATTGCTGTCGCTACTCTTTGAAGTCCTCTTTGACGTTTTTCTAGTCTCAGAATCTCGCTGTCTGGCATTATCATTTTCTTCCATCTCCTTTATTATACGTTTTAACTTATCTATTTCTAATTGCTTTCCAGCAAGTAGCATACGCATTGCTCTTTCATCCATGGTCTCTTACCTCTGTTAAGTGTGTGTCTAATTGTTCAGACAATTGCTCATATTCTACAAGCCATTCTTGTAAAATCAAGGAATGTTTATCATGTAGAAAACCACATTCTATAGCATTACCAAGTACTGCAACAGATTCTTTAGCATCAGATAACTGATTTACTAAATTATCTATTTCATACTTTCTTGACTTATTTTTAGATATAACTTCTAGATGTTCATCTTTAAGTTCTGTCATTTTTGCATCTCCTCTACAGCACCTCTTGCTGAGTTTAGTTTATCAGTCATTAATTTATCTAAGTTATTTTTCATAGACTCATATTTTAATTGAGTCAGTTGATGTTCTTCTTTTTCCAAATCTAAATCTTTACGAAGTTTTAATACTTCTTGTAATGATTTACTTAACTTAGATCTTAAATCTAAGATTAATGTATTTAGTTCAAACAAAGAATCATTCATATTTTCTTGTTCTTTTAAGTTTTCCATACCTTCATTCATTATTTTCCTCCTTTTGTATAACGCATACTGTACCATGTAATACAGATCCTGGCAATGCCATATGACCTGTCTTATCTTGCCATGCTTTCCAAGCCACTGTAGCTCCTATATTTGGTTGAGAATCTTCTTGCATAAGAAATTCCTCATCAAAGTATATATCTACATACCCATCTTTTCTATTAGAATACTCAGGGTAATAAGCTTTAGACATTTCTATCATACTACAATCTATTTGTTTATACATATCTTGAAATGTAGGTTTTTTAGAATAATCAACAGATTCTGTTGTATTATCTGATTTAATTACGTGTAATTTATACATTATTCTTCCTCATAAGGTTCAAAAGTAACTTCTATTTTACAAGTTTTACCTTCATGTTTATGCCAAACATCATCTAAATTATCTATTAAAGATATAAAATCTTTACTTTGAATACATTCGTCTGATGTTAAGTATTGAGTTACTGTAGTAGTTTTACTTTTCTTTTGATTTTTCCAAGTATAGTCCATTGAAAATATTTTATATTTATCTATGTGCATTAGTTCATCCATTTAGTTAATTGTTTTTATGTATTGGTGGTAAGTCGTTTCCATCAATAATTTTTAATATTGATTCTTTTATAAAATCAGTACTATTTTTTTGTCCATTTTTTCCATAAATATGCTGAAAATTAGCCCAAAATATTAAAAAATAAGTAGATATTATATGATCGCAATTTTTTGTATCAAATATTTTGTCATAGCCATCTATATAATCTTGTACATTTTTTTTTACATTTTCTTGCAACTTAAAAAACAAATCATCTTTTTTAAATTCACTTGAAAGTTTTTTAATCATTAATTCATCCATTTGGTTAATTGTTTGCTTACTAACTCTACGTATCTAAACCACTCTAATATAAAGTTACGTTTTTTACCTGCACGTTCTTTAGTTATTTGTTTGATAGCTTTGTTAGTTGCTCTATCTAGTAAGTCTGTTTGGTCTTTAAGTTTCATCTGCATATACCTCATCATCTTCTTCGTTATATTTAATTTTTGCAATTTCTTGTACTTTACTAATTTGAGTATAATCTTTGGCATAAGAGCATACACAATCTTTACCATCTTCAGTTGATAAATCTAGCTTATGTTCTTCTAACCATTTATTCATAGCTTCATTTTGATCTTCGCCTATTACTTGCCATTTAGTTACATAAGTAACTTCGTACTCTATCTCGTATACTTTTTTATCTACATCATTGTGAAATAAACATAATGATTCATCTATCATAACTACCTTTCTATAAGGGCTAAGCCCCACAAAATGTGTAGGGCTTTGACCGATATTATTTATTTAGTAATTGCTAAGAACTCTGGCTTAGGAATTGTAGTTGTATTTATTTTTTCTTTAGACATTTCTATATCTATTGTTTTCCAAACTGTAGCAAGAGATTGACCTGCGTTAAGTAAGTTCTTACAATATTCTTTAGACATATCTAACATTTGTAATGATTTACCTCTTGGGCCTTTATAAAAGTTACGTGTAGTTTCTTCATGACATAACTTTTTAAGTAACCTATCGAGCTCATCTGGTTGTTTAAGTAGGGATCTACTAATTTCACTTTCCCACTTTCTAACTTTCTTCCATTGCTCTAATTTATCTTCTAAAGTGTTGATAGCATTGTCTAATTTACCTTTTTTTAAAAGTAAAACATTATCCATTTCGCTCTCAAACTTTTTATGATCTTCATAGTAAGCATATACTTCTTTGTGCATTGTATTGATTTTTAATTTATCTTTAAATGCTTCAAAGTTATCTTCTGACTCTTTGTCTATGATGTCTTGCATCTCAGTTTTTAAAGTATTTTTTCTATCATCATACTTTGTTTCTAAGAAGTGATCTATATGATCCATCTCTGCTTGTCTTATAGGTGTTTTAGTGCTGCTCATGCTATCTCCTTTTGTTGATTGATTTTACTTACATTTTCTAACTTGTCTGCAATCTCCTTAGCGTCTATTGATTTGTCCATTCTTTGACAAACTCTAATAAACAATGATGTTGCAGTAGTTTTCTTACCCATAGGGTCTAGCATTTTTAACGATTGCGTTTCTGCAACAGTTTCATGGCATAGTCCTATAAGTTCTGCATAATAAGTAAGCATAGGCTTATATTTATCTGCTACTCTAGATTTAACTGGTAGTTTTGTCTGCATTGTTATCCTCCTTTTTTAGTTTGATTTCAATTGGCATTTCTAATGTATCAGGCATATTTTTTTCTACTGCCTTGCATACACCTATAATCATTCTTAATGGGAATGTTATAGATTTTACTATTGCTTCACCTACTTTTTCTATACGTTTCATGTGCTTCCTTTTTTTTGGTTAATCTATTATATTTAATAGTTGTTTTCATATACTCATCTTCAAACTCTTTTGTCCCAGGAATTGGATCGACATCTTCGATGAGCCAATTCCAAGCTTTCCTGATGGCTAAACCACCAACAGTATAAGTAACAAATCGAATAACAGTAAAAACTCCATTCATTAGTCTCCCTTCATTTCTTGGATTATATTTTTATATCTTGGATTATTTTCGTTAAAGTAGTTTTGTCTACCTACTGTATCTATCTTATCCCAAGATCTTTGTATTTGACTTGCTCTTTGTGGGTAGGGAGTATCAAAACTATGTTCTGGTATTTGTTTACACCACTCATCAAAGATTGCTTCTGGTTTATCAGTTAAAAATAACTGTATATCCCATTTCTTTTGTCTGCATATATCTATAAGATTTTCTGCAGCCAATCTATTTATACATCGTTCATACTTTTGTATTTGTTGAAACGATACATTTAAACATTTAGATATTTGTGTTTGGGTAAACCCATTCCACACTCTATGTAATACTAGCACTTTAGCTATATTTTTATTGATCTCATAATTGTTAAACGCTTTAACTCGCTTACCCATTATCACCTCCATATATTTTATTTAATACCAATAGCTCACGCTTGTCGGAGCTAGTGGGTACTGTCACTACTCTAATTGATGGTTTCTTATCTCTATATACTTTAACTATCTGTATATATCCCATCTTGGGATAAAGGATAGGTAGGTGGATTACTTTAAGAAAGTACTTCTTCCACCACAGTATATTTTCTTTTCTTATCGAGCCAGTAAAGTCCTGATTATACAGTAGCTTGACTGCTCTGCTTAGATTTATTGGATTTTCTCGGAACTTTCCTTCTATTATTACTCTGAACATTGTTAACCTCTTTGTTGCTAGTAAATCCACTAATCCATAGTAGGTGGTCTGCCCAAGCTTTCGCTGTCCAGAATTTAGGTGTTCCTAATTTAGTTTTTTTCATGCTTTTTTTATACTCCATATTGAATATCTACCTTGTTCATTAGATTCGTGAGTTTCCATTTGATCAAAAAATTTTTTACTCACTCTACTGTGATTACGCCAGTAGCCATCTGTTTGATTTACCTCATCAGGTGTCATAATTATTCTTTTAGTTTTAATAAACTTATCTCTATTCCATGGGTCTGAATTAAGTCTATATTGTACTTTGTATACTATTAATCTTCTATTCATTGTCCTCCTTTGGTATTGGTATATTGCCTAGTTTCTGAGCCATTAGCATTACAGCTGACTTACATTCACTAGATGTTAATAAATCATACATAGCTAATTTATATAATGCTCTGCACTCTAAATCTGTAAAGTCATATTTTATTGAGTCCATTAGCTTATATCTTATCTGATCAAGCTCATGTTTAGTAATACCTAACTCATTTAAATTATCTTTCATATATTCTCCTATTAGGGGTAACCCCTCATTACGAGGGGGTGTACCCAATTATCTACTTCTTAGCTAAGATCTCATTCATCTTGCTATCTAACGCATCTATCTTGGCATTTAAGCCTTTGATAAGATCATACTGAGCTTTAGGCATATACTTGCCAGGATTAGCTTTAACGTAAGCTATTCTATCTTCTGCTGATTTAGACTCAGCGTATGGTATAAACGTTTGTTGTGTTGTCATAAGTAACTCCTATTGTTGACAATTATTATTATTACTCGTTGTAATAATGATTGGCTTATTTAATATCCTATTCATTTCTTTATCTCTTTCGATTAGAACAGAATTCTCTGGGAAAGGGAACTCGTACTGATTAAGCTGATAGTTACTATGCTTATCTGTATCTCCCTCTACTTGCTGTAACATTTCGTATGTTATCATATATCCTCCTTATTTCTGGGGTGAGATTGACTTATATAAATTATAAGCTACTACCCCCCCTATTACTTGACCTAATATCATTATAGTTAACCATATACATAGTAGGCTTATCATTATAGTACTTAACATATCTTATCTCCTTTGGTTGATTGATATACCTACACACACATCTAATAATGTCTGGATATAGGTACTTTATACGTTGCTATCAATTACACTAGCAATCAAGATGTCTAGTATTATCAATAGGTTAAATCATTATCGGCAATCAATTAATCAATAGACAAGCTAAGGTTAATTAACTACCAATATATAATAACAACTTATAACGCTGTCACTTGCGACAGCGATTATCAGTTGACTAACAAGAACTTAATAAAAGACAGCGAACAACAGTGAGCTGAAGAACTAACAACAATAACAATTAAGGTGGGTTTTAGATTCACCCCATCGTCATGATAGTCGTAGAACTATCTGACTATAGGGGGGTTATGTACACCACCATAACAAAGGGGACATCATTATGATACCAGCAGCAGGAACAATAGGATTAAGAATCCTAAAGACACTATATAAGACAAAAGGTAAGATTGGCAAAGTATCTACTAACCTAGCTGATAAAGCAGGAAAAGCAGGGTTTACTGGAACATCTAAAGCAATTACAGGTGTATCTAAAAAGGTACATTCAGGCTCTAGAATGGTAGGAAAAACTATCAAGAAGAATCCTAAGTCTAGCTCAGCAGTAGCTGGTGCATCACTTATGGCATTTCTTGACGATTAATGGCTAAGCAGAATTTTAGCAGCTTTATACCTAGAGATAAACCTAAGAAAAGACCAGGAATCCACAAAAAATCGAAATCGAAATCGGAAAAACTACAGCAAAGTCACAATAGATATAAAGGACAAGGAAAATAATCATGAGATCATATTTACAATTCCCAGTTATCAAGGAACTATCAGCAAAAGTTTTAAAAAAGAGCTGGAAGAAACGTGATGCATTGGTAAAGAACTTAAAAGATCCTAAGTTTAGAGCTAAAGCTAAGCTTAAAGACTACAAATCTAGCGTATAATGGCACAAACAGCAGCATGGCAACGAAAAGAAGGTAAAAACCCAAAAGGTGGGTTGAATGCTAAAGGTCGAGCTAGTTATAAGAAGCAGACTGGAGGAACATTAAAAGCTCCTAGTAAAAAAGTAGGGAATAAAAGACGTGCGTCATTCTGTGCTAGAATGAGTGGCATGAAAAAGAAACTTACCTCTGCTAAGACTGCAAGAGATCCTAATTCAAGAATCAATAAGTCATTAAGAGCATGGAACTGCTAATGAGAGATACTAAACTTATTAATGCTTATGTAGTACAACAAGCACGAGAAAAAAAAAGACAAGAATTATTCAAAGTGTTAAAAAAAGAAGTAGAAACTGGAGCTAATGGCACACAGGACTACATTATTAAAAAAGGCATAAACAAAGATAAACTAGCAAAGAAATAATATGAAAAAACCAATAGTAAAAAAGAAAACAGTAAAGCTAATTAAAAAAGTAAGACCATTAGCTATACCTGCAGCTATCTTTACAGCAGGAGCATATGCTTATGGTAAAACACCAATGGCTAGAAAAAATCAAAATATGAGAATAGAGATGCAAGCCATTGCTAAAGAAAGAAAAACAAGAGATATTTCAAAATTAGAAATAAAAACAAGATTAAATAAGGCTAAAAAAAGCAAAAGAGAATTTACATACTTTGGATTTGGAGATTAATATGGATAAAAAATTAGAAAAACTAGCTGACGAAATGATTAGATTGTCTCCAGAAGAAGGACAGCAACTATCATTAATTATTAAAGCTAAGATTATGCCAGAGATGGCTAAACAGCAACAGCAACAAGGATTACTACAGCAGCAAAATCCTCAAGCTCAACAGCAAATGGCTAATATGGGTAAGAGACCACAACAAGGTCAAGTACCTATGCCTAATGCAAGAATGGCTGCACAACAAGGTTTATTAAAATAGGATAATTATTATGCCAATGGTAGGAAAAAAGAAGTACCCATATACAAAAGCTGGTAAAAAAAAAGCTAAGATGGCTGCTAAAAAATCAGGTAAAAAAGTTAAAAGAGGTTACTAATGATTATAGGTGGAGATAAAGGTTTTGGTAAAACACCAAAGAAAAAACCTTCTGTATTTAAGAAGGCTGCTAAGACTATAGTAAAAAAAGGAATTAAGTTTGCAGTAAGTCCATTAACTCTTGGAATAACTGCAGGTACTATTTTGTATAAAGGTGGAAAAGCTAAAAGTTTTAAATATTCTAATGTTAGACAATTTGACAAAAGAGGAAGAAAAATAACATAATGGTTGAAGATAACAAATTACCAGATCAAGAGGGCAAAACATCAGATAACCATGGTGGTAAAAGACCAGGTTCTGGTAGACCTTTAGGTGCTAAGACTAAAAAGAATTGGAAGTCTATGCAGGAGATGGCTGAGAAATATCAACATTCTCCTTTGGATTACTTATTAGCTGTGTTAAACAATCCTATGAGCTCACCTGAACGTAAAATGTACGCAGCCGAAAAGGCAGCACCATTCGTTCACCCAAGGTTAGCGTCAACAACATCTAAAATAGGAACAGATGAACCAATCGCAATCAAAGTCTCCTGGCAAAAAGACGACTAATAAAAAAGTCGCTAAGATAGAAATACCTTACAAGCCAAGACCTTATCAGTTAGACGTTCATAACTCACTTAAAAGATTTAGTGTTCTAGTATGTCACAGACGATTTGGGAAATCAGTACTAGCTATTAACGAATTAATTAAAACAGCAGCAGACAAACCAAGATCTTTGTGTGCATTCATAGCTCCGACTTACCGACAAGGTAAATCAATCGCTTGGGAATATTTAAAATTCTACACAGAACCTTTAATGAAATTTGGTGGTAGTAGAAATGAAACAGAATTAAGAATAGATCTATTCAATCACTCACGTATTCAAATCTTTGGAGCAGATAATCCAGATAGTATTCGTGGTATGGGTTTTGATAAAGTTGTTATGGACGAATACGCAATCATGTCCCCTAGAGTATGGACCGAAATTGTTAGACCAGCAGTATCTGATAAACTAGGATCAGTTTTATTTATTGGAACTCCAATGGGACACAATCAGTTCTGGGAAGTATTTGATTTTGCACAACGTGGTCATAAAGATTGGTATGGGAAATTATACAGAGCATCTGAAACAGGAGTAATCCCTGATGACGAGCTCCAACAAGCTAAGGATATAATGAGTCCTGAGCAGTACGAACAAGAATTTGAATGTTCATTTACTGCAGCAGTATCAGGAAGTTACTTTGGAAGGTTAATAACTAAAGCAGATAAAGAAAAAAGAATTGGTGAAGTACCTTATGATGAATCAGTAGGTGTAGAAACTTGGTGGGACTTAGGTATTGGAGATTCAACTGCAATATGGTTTGCACAAAGAGTTGGAACTGAAATTCATTTAATAGATTATTACGAAACTTCAGGTGAATCATTAGCACACTATGCTGATATACTAACTGAAAAAGACTATGCATATAGTCGACATATAGCACCTCACGATATTATGGCGAGAGAGCTTGGAACAGGTAAGTCAAGATTAGAAGTTTCACAAGAACTTGGTATTGACTTTGAGGTAGCACCTAAGTTAGAAGTAGATCATGGAATTGAATCTGTAAGAAATACATTAGGAAATTGTTATTTTGACAGAGTAAAATGTAAAACAGGATTAGATGCTTTAAGACAGTATCGAAAACAATGGGACGACAAGAATCAAGTATTTAAAAACAAACCACTTCATGACTGGTGTTCACACGCAAGTGATGCATTTAGATATGGATGTGTACACGACCCAATTGATACATCAGACTGGGATAAACCAATTAATATAGATACAAAATACGTAGTATGAAAAATAAAGAAAAATCACAAAAAGAAATATTATCAGTAGTAAGCAGAGAAATACATAACGCATCAGGTTATATTGGTGGAGAACTTGTAGCTAAAAGAAAAAAGTCATTAGAATATTATTTAGGACAACCTCTTGGTAACGAACAAGAAGGTAGATCTCAAGTTGTTTCTAATGATGTTTTAGATACAGTAGAAAGTTTAATGCCATCATTGATGAGAATTTTTACATCAGGTGATAATGTATTTAGTTGTGAAGGACAAGGGCCTGAAGATGAAGAAATGGCTAGACAATGTTCTGACTATTTAAACTATATATTTTATAAACAGAATGATGGTTTCTTAGCGTTATACACAGCATTCAAAGATGCATTGATCCAAAAGAATGGAATCCTAAAAGTATATTGGGATGATGCACAAAAAATTGAAAGAGAAGAATATTCTAGATTAACAGATGATGAGTTTAATGATTTGGTTTCTATGGATCAAATTAAAGTTAAAAATCATACTGAATACGAAGAAAAAATAACTGATGCATCTGGTAAAGAAATAGATACAGTTAAACTACATGATGTAGTAATTAATAGAATAGAAATTCATGGTAAGGTTAAAATAGAACCAGTACCACCAGAAGAATTTTTAATTGAACGTAGATGCAAATCAATTGATACTGCTAATTTTGTTTGTCACAGAGTGAACAAAACAAGAACAGAATTAATAGAGATGGGTTATGATAAAGAATTAGTAGAGTCATTACCACAAGGTGATGGTGATTATTATACAGAAGATAAATTTACAAGACACCAAGGTGTAGACTTTTCACATGGAGAAACAGATGGAGATAAAAGTACACAGGATGTTTTAATTCACGAATGCTATGTAAGAATGGATGTAGATGGTGATGGTAAAGCAGAGTTATTAAAAATCACTGTTGCAGGTGATGGTAAGAAATTTCTTGATATGGAAGAAATAGATACAATGCCTTTTATATCTATGACTCCAGTTATCATGCCACACAGATTCTATGGAAGAAGTGTAGCTGAATTAGTAGAAGATATACAATTAATAAAATCAACTGTAATGCGACAGATGTTAGACAATATGTATCTAACAAATAATAATAGAGTTGCAGTACAAGATGGACAAGTGTCTATGGATGATCTCTTAACGAATCGTCCTGGAGGAATCGTGAGAACGAAACAACCTCCTCAAAATGTAATGATGCCTATTCAGGCTCAACCCATTACAGAACAGGCAAGTGGTATGTTAGCTTATTTAGATTCTGTTAAAGAAACTAGAACAGGCGTAACAAAACAATCACAAGGGCTAGATTCAAATGCACTAAGCAGTACAGCAACTGGTCAAAACCAAAGTCTAACACAATCGCAAATGAGAATGGAGTTAATCGCCAGAATTTTTGCTGAGACTGGTGTGAAAGATTTAGCCTTAAAGATGTTTGAGCTTACTTGCAAGTATCAGAATAAAGAACAAATAGTAAGAATCAGAGGAAAGTATATTCCTATGAGACCTTACGAATGGAAAGACAGAGTTAATATTACAGTACAAGTAGGATTAGGTACTGGATCAAAAGAACAGCAGTTAATATTGATGAATGCTATATTAGAAAGACAAATGTCAGCAATCAATCTACAACAGAATGTTCATGGCCCAATGGTTAATCTAAGAAATATTTACAACTCTTTGAAAAAATTAGTTGAAAATGCAGGTCTAAATAGTATAGAACCATACTTCATGGATCCAGAAGTGGGAGCAGCACAAATGCCACCTATTCCTCCTAAGCCACCTACTGAATTTGAGAAGGTGACGTTAGCCCAAGTACAAGGTGAAAACCAACGTGCACAATTAAAGGCAGAAACGGAAGCTAAAGGATTAGAAGGCAAAATGAGACAAGCACTTCTAGACTATGAACTAGCCATCAAAGAAATGGAATTGAAATACAATACCAAAATTGATGAACTAGAACTTAAACGAAGATCCATGTTAGAACAAACTGATCTACAAAAATCAGGAGATCTAATGGGGCAAATAGTGAGAGGACAGAAGCAATTCTTTAATGATGGACAAGGAAATACTAATAAGGGAGGGCAAGAGAGCCCAGCAGCTGCTGGACGATCCCCTTCTAAAGAAAGCATTTGAAGATCTTTCTGAAATTTACAGACTAGAGATCTTTAACACAAGTTTCGCAGACGATGATACTCGTAGAAACCTTTGGGTAGCCTTTAATATGGTGGATAAAATCAAAGGACATTTACTAAGTGTTATGTCAAGTGGAAGGCTAGCTCAAGCAGATATAGAGCAATTAAACAAACGAAGTTAATCTAACGAAACTTCAATTTCGTCAACCAATGGAAGGAACGATACAATGGCAGATCCAATACAAGGTGCAGCAGAAAAAATTTCAGGAATACTGAATCCTACAAAGGACACTCAAGTACCAGAAACTAAAGCAGAACCTTCAGAGTCAATTCCTGAGACACAGGAAGTTCAAGAGAGTCAATCAGAGTCGAACGAAACTCCAGTAGAACAGACAACTGAGAATACTGAGACTGAAGAAGAAACTACAACAGAATTAGAGACACCAGAACTCCACCGAGTAAAAGTAAGTGGTCAAGAGTTAGAGGTGAGCCTCGATGAGCTGAAAGCAGGATATTCTAGAGACTCGGATTATAGACAAAAAACTCATACTTTAGGGATGGAAAAGAGAGATCTTGAAACTCAAAAGAATAGTTTGCGTCAAAATTACGACACTCGTTTATCAGAACTAAACGATTTAATTTCGACAGCTGATCAATTTGTGAAAAACAAACAAGGTGGACAAGACCTTGCTAAACTTTACCAAGAAGATCCTACAGAAGCTTCAAGACTTGACTTTGAATTAAGACAAGAAAGTAGCAGAATAGAATCTTTAAAGTCTAAAGCAAGAGAAGTTCAATCTCAACAATATGAGAGTTACCTTCAAACACAAAAAGAATTAGCTGCAACAAAAATACCAGAGTTTAGCGATCCTAATAAAGCTGATAATTTTAAACTTAGTATGCGTAATACGTTACGAGACTATGGTTTTAATGATCAAGAAATAGGAAGCCTTGCAGACCATAGATTTTTAATGGTTGCAAAAGACGCTATGAGTTTTAAATCTAGAACAGATAAAAGACCTATAGCTTCTAAGAAGGTAGCAAATGCTCCCAAGGTTTTAAAAGCTGGTGTTGCTAAATCGGATGTTAGTTCAGGTAGAGAGCAAGTAAGAAATAAAATCAATACGCTAAGAAAGTCTGGTCACATTAAAGATGCCCAGTCTGCCATAGCTGATATGATTAATCTTAAATCTCAACAAAGGAAATAAACAATGGCACAACCAACTAATACGTTTGACACGTATGATTCAGTAGGCGAAAGAGAAGATCTTTCTGACGTTATCTACTCAATCTCACCAACAGATACACCATTTTTAAGTTCTGCTGCTAAAACACAAGCAACTGCAGTAGTTCACGAATGGCAAACAGACGCACTTGAAGCAGCAGTAACTAACAATGCTGTTATTGAAGGTGACGAAGCAACTTTAGACGCATCAACTGCAACAGTTAGACTTTCTAACAGTGCACAAATTATGGATAAAACTGTAGTTATCACTGGAACTCAAGAGTCTGTAGATAAAGCAGGTAGAGCATCTGAAATCGCTTACCAAATAGCTAAAAAAGCTAAAGAACTAAAAAGAGACATGGAAGCTACTATTACTGGCAACATTGCTGAAGAAACTGGTGATGCAACAACAGCAAGAAAAATGGGAACTCTTGGAGCTTGGGTTATCAGTAATGATGATAAAGCAGGTGATGGTACAACAGGAACTGGTCTTGGAAACACTGCTAGAACTGATGGAACTCAAAGAGCTTTCACTGAAGCATCTCTTAAAGCAGTAATCAAATCAGTATGGAATGCTGGTGGAGACCCATCTATGATTATGTGTGGGCCTTTCAACAAGCAAAAATTATCAGGATTTACTGGTAATTCTACTAGATTTGACGCTGGTGCAGATGCAACTTTATACACTTCAGTAGACGTGTACGCATCTGACTTTGGTCAACTTCAAGTAGTACCTAATAGATTCTCTAGAGATAGAGACGCTTATGTACTTGATATGGAATATTTCGGTATTGCATTCTTAAGAGACTTTTCTATGCATGAACTAGCAAAAACTGGTGACTCAGAAAAAAGACAACTTCTTGTAGAAGCAACTCTTGAATCTAGAAACGAAGCAGCTTCAGGTTTAGTTGCTGACTTAACTACTTCATAATAAAACACATCTATAGGGGAGTAACCTAATACTACTCCCCTATTATTTAATTAAACATTGAAGATCAGAGATAGGTTATGATCGGAACAATAGGATAATAAAATGAGAACATTAAACGACTACTTTATAACATCAGCAATACCTGACGTATCATCAGCATCTTCAACTTTTGTTGTTGTGCCAGACTCAGGTAGAATTATTAAAATTTTTGCACATAACAAAGTAACTACTACAGGAACAGCAGAGATTACTTTTGAAATAGATGGTGTAGCTTGTACTACTGGAGCTATTAGTCATATAGCTGCAAGTTCTGCTGGAAAACAATATACTGCAGAACCCTCAGGTTTAAACGAAGTAAACGAAGGATCAGTAATTGAAGCTATCACAGATGGTGGCTCAACAAATGCTTCTAAAATGGAACTTACTTTCGTTATAAGAAGATAATTAATTATGGGGGTGGCAACATCCCCAAACAAAAGGAAAATAAAATGCATATAGCAATGAGACCTATTACAACTCAAAAATTATCATCTAGTGGTACATCAAGTGCAACAGATGCATTTGGAGATAATATAGAATATGTTAGAATAGTAGCAGACGCAGATTGTCATATAGAATTTGGAATAGCTCCAACAGCAACTTCAAGTAAAATTTTTTTACCTGCAAAAGATATAGAATATTTTAAAGTATCTGGTGGAGAAAAAGTAGCAGCAATTGGAACAGCAAATTTATATGTAACAGAACTAACTGAATAATTATGGCTAGAGTAAGATCAATAGAATATGATGCAGGTGTAAAGACTAAATACATCCAAGAGTCTAATGGTCAATTGACTATTAATAATTCTCAAGATGTAAACCCTTTGTTAAAAAGAAACAAAGCTCTTTACAATCATGACAGAGGTTATATCTCAGGTGCTAAAGAAATGAAAAGAGTGGCAAGTATTCCACCTTTAATACTTTCAATATGGGCTAAAGAATATAACGGAACTAACAACTGGTTTCAATTACCTAAAGACATTCAAAGAAAAATAATGAGAACTAAACTTAATAGTAGTGAGTTTAGATATTTTAGAACAGCTGAAGGAAATTTATAATGGCATTAACAACATATTCAGGACTAAAAGCATCTATAGCAGATTGGCTTAATAGATCTGACTTAACAAATCAAATTGACGATTTCATTGGATTAGCTGAAGCTGATTTCAATGCTAAGTTAAGAATAAGACAAATGGAACAGATTGATGCTATTACAATAGACTCAGAAACTGAAACAGTTCCTACTGGTTTTATTGGAGTAAGATCATTTTATATATTGTCTGCTGCTACTAAGTACGCATTAAAATATATTACACCTCATAATATGTTTGAAATTAAGGCAGGATCTACAACTGCAAGACCAAGAGTTTATACAATTCAAAGTGATGACGCAGCAGAATCTTTAAGATTTGGCCCTGCACCAGACACAGCTTATACTGGTTACTTATCATATTATAAAAGATTTACAGCATTAAGCGATACAGCTACATCTAATTACATATTAACTAATCACCCTGGAATATATTTGTATGGTTCTTTATACCATGCAGCTAACTTCTTAGGTGGTATAGATCCTAACCAAGTTCAACAATGGTTACAAATGTATATCGCAGCTATGGAAAGATGCGAAAATAACGACAAACAAGATTCATATGGTGGAGCTCCTGTTCAACAAAGAACAGATATACAAACCGACTTATCATTTTACAGGTCTAGATAATGCAAATACCTTTTGGAGAATGGATGCCTGATCAACCAGAACATGGTATGAAAGGGGCTAACGTAGCAACTAATGTTTACCATGCTTTAGGATCTTATAAAAGATTCCCATCATTAGTATCATACTCAGGAGCATCAACAACTGTTACAGATGCACATGGTTCAGGATCATTTAGAGATAACTCTAATGCTGTATTTAATTTTGTAGCAACTAAAACAGATTTATTTCAATTAGCATCAGGAACTTTTACTTCTCGTAAAGGAAGCTTAACAGGAGATGATGATGACTATTGGACATTCACACAATTTGGTGAATACGTAATTGCAAGTAATGGAGTAGATGCAGCTCAATATTATTTAATGGGAACATCAACTAACTTTGCTAATCTTACAGCAATTCAAACAGCAGGGACTTGTCCTTTGTTTAGAGTCTCTGGAGTAATTAGGGATTTCTTAGTTGTAGGTAATATTAGTGGAGCAACAAACAGAATTCAATGGTCTGGTATTAATGACATAACTATATGGTCAGGTAAACAATCAGACTACCAAGACCTTCCAGGATCAGGTGGTAGAGTTGTAGCTATAACTTCTGGAGAAGTAGGTTATGTATTTAGACAAAATCAAATAGTTCGTATGGACTATGTTGGTGGAGCAACAGTATTTAGACTGTCAGTTATATCTCCAAACAGAGGAGCAGTATACGGAAAAACAGTATGTCAAGATAATAGA